AATTCAACTTAGACATAAAGAGGTCTTGTATCAGTATGATACTATCATACCATATATATCACTTCTTGTCAAATCTACCCTTCTTTCTGGTTTTGATTTCCTGATCCCTAACATCATAATGATACCCTTGAATTGAATATTGGCTATTATCACCAGGATAATCTGCAGCACTTTTTCCTTCATATTCTACAATTAATTTTTCTCCTGCTCTATTTGCCCATACCTGATAATATGCATTTATAGTACCACCAGCAGAATTTTTTATTTTAACAGTCTTACCATATTCAATACGTTCAACAAATAATTCTTGATAACATCCAATAGGTGTAAGTTGAACTGTAATAGTTTCCTTATCAACAAAATTCTGCCAGTAATCTGGAAGTTCTATAATACCATCTACTGATACTTTACCCCTTACATAGATTGCTGCCTCTGGTCCTTCAACACAGACATGACGTACTCTATATCCCTCTATATTAGGATGCTTGAGATCAAATCCTTTCCATCCTTGCACATTGATTGTGCTACTTGTCAAATCTACATTTTGACCAGTGCAGTTTCGGAAATTACTATTGTCAAGATTACCATCATGGAATTTATTTCCTCTATGTACCGTATTTCCTTCATGAGCAACATCTCCTTCAATATCCATTGCTCTTCCAGGTACTTTTGGTGACCATTCACCAATATCTGTTCCAATATTGACTGTTCCATTACCACTACCACTGTGACCACCTAGGTAAGTAGGTCCAGCAACTGCTAATGTACCTTCATATGGTCTATCACCATTCAGATAACCAAGAGATCTATCATCTTTTGGTTCTTCATTACCAATATACACTTTATGTACATCGATGTCTGGAATTCCTGTCATTATGCTTTTAGTGTGTCTGTTAGTGTTTCAATACTAGTTTTGAAAGATGCTGGTACAAGTTGAGATACTGGTTCATGTATCCTAACGTTAGCACCTATGATATAATTCATACCTTGAGAATGAGATAAAATTTTATCTTTTGCATCTAAGGTTACCTGTGTAGCCATTATTATAGCATAATTACCAACATCTGCCCTAAAATTATGAGCAGGTTGTAACACAATATCACCTTCACTAGCATCAGTAGCTTTCATTACAATCTCTTTTGCAACAACAGAAAATCTACCGTCACAATCAATATTAACATCTCCCTCAGACTTTATATTCAATGGTCCTGATCCTTGTTGAATAAGATTAGAACCTGGTCCGTTTGCAGTTGCTCTTAATTCCCAACCACCATCTTTATATAAACGTAAATTTGCTCCAGATCCAGCCATAAGTTGAGCTTGGCTTGGTCTTTTAACAGCCTTAGTCTCACAACCAATCCTAAGTGTCCCATCTTGAGGATTACATATAAGAACCTCTGGTATATTTGTCTTACTTTTTTCTTTTTCTGCCATTTAGAAACCCCTTGGACAATCAATAACTCTAATCAATTTAGTATCAGGAACGATAGGATCTTCGTATTCAGATACCTTAACAAATTTCACTGTAGGTCTAACAAGACCACCAAATCCAGTTGATGTATTTATTGTAAGTTCTGGGATCTCAGTTACACCAGCAACAACATTTACTGGAGTTGCACCTACAATTCTTCCATCCACCAAAATTGGTTCTAATATCTGACCATCATCAGTAGTTATAGTATCACCTTCAGAATATCCTACACCAGTACCAATAACATCAACACCATCTATAACACCAATTACTTCAACACCTTCCTCATCAGATACAGCAGTTTCTGGTCCTAAGTAACCTGCACCAGTTTCTTGCATTACAATCTTAATAACTTTACCATCTTCTATTATTGCTTTACCAGTAGCACCTTTACCATTCTCACATTCATCAATAAAAGTTACATAAGGTGCTTCACTATATCCAATACCAAGATCCTCCATATCAACACCAACAATTTGCCCTGCTCTATTCACAACTGCTTTACCAAAAGCACCAATTCCACCACCACCAAATATTTCAACTTTAGGAGGTCCACATTTCTTAGTAAATGGATCACAACCACCAACTAACTTATCCATACCAAATGCAGCATTTGAAATATCCAAATCCAAAGCCCTAGCTTGTATCTTCTCCCCTAATCCATCAATTGCATCTGGTATGCCCTTTATAGTATTCACCGTACTTATCACTCCTCCCAAACCAGGGAACATCTTCCCTGCTAGTGCTCCAGGGCTAAGTCCTCCAGGTAAAGCACTTATAGCACCAGCAAGACTTTTTATTCTACCAAGATCAAATCCCTTGACAGCATCAGGACCAAAATTAGACATCCAATCAGCAGGATTTGTTTCACAAGCAGAAGGTTCACATGAAAACAAAGCTAAACCAGTTTGAAGTTGTCCTAATACCTTACCAAAAGCACTACCGAAACTTGGCATCGGAATACCTGCTAAACCACCAAGACCACCTAAAGCACCACTAATTTTAAAATCAAGCATATCTGTTATTTTTGATATCAAACCACCTAATAATTGTTCAGCAGCACAAAGAGGAAACTGAAGAAGATTACCTGCAAGTCCTTTTAGAAGATCACCAACAACTCCCTTTAATCCAGCAAGAAGATTCTCAGTCAAACATGATATTGCTCCTAACTGTTTTTCTATACCCAATTTCTTCAAAAGATAATCAGGTTCTAAGAAATTAAGTGCTCCATCAACTTTCTTATTGATCTGAGAAAATAATTCCTTTTTTCCCAATCTAGCAGCAACAGATAATCCTCCAGCAATTTTAGCAGCAGCCTTATCTACTATCTTATCAAACTCATCAAATGGAACTATTTTATTAAATATCTTATCAATATATCCACTTGGTCCTTTTTCAAGATTTTGAAGGATTCCCATGAATCCTTTCATTTCTTTTGTTATATCAGAAAATGCATTATTAGGAATAACACATTTCTGTGCTACTCTTATTGGTAGCGTCTCATCATTTATTTTAGCTATTGCAGTCTCTATACGTTTACCAGAAGGATCTTGAGACAGATTATTCTCATCAGTTATACCCCCTTTCTTGTTAAGTACTCCACTTCCAGTTGGTTTAACATTACCACCCCATTTAGTATCTTCATTATAAGTAACTGGTTTAAACTCACTTGTATTGTTACTTACTACCTTCTTATAATCTACAACATCATCTGTAATAAAAGGACCAGCAACAAACGATCCCATAATAATAGGTTGTTGACCATCAGCACCATCAAGAAAAAAACCAAAGACAGTCTCTCCACCTTGAAGTGCAAAAGACTGTCCTCCCCAATTATTCCCACTTCCTAAGTTAGGTGGTACTAAAAAATGAGCCCATGGTAACTCTGAGTCAGGTATAACATTATCTGGTGGATGTACACCTAATATTCTAACCTTCGCCCGATATCCATGCTCTAAGGATTTCTCACGCCAATTTCCATCAGTGGTTACCTGACCAATAAACCAATGAAATCCATCCTTTCCAAGGAAATTTATATTTGAGCCTTGTGATTCAAGCATTAGTCATCATATACTCTACACTCTAATGAGTCTGGATGATTGTCACAATAAACTTCTAAATGCTGATCCTCATGGCGTGTGTGCCAGTCATTTATTTTAGCACCACCAGGATTCTCTTCATCCTCTTCATGAGCATGAAAAGCATCATTGTGAAGTTTTAGATCTTCTTCACTGTACTCTAACATGCCATGATTGACATGCTCTTTATGATCCTTTGGATCAATATAGACCTCATGGTCAAGGTCGTGATTAGGAACTTTAGTAGTCATGATAGATCGATGTAAGAATCTCTTACCAGTATAATCCCTGTAGCGTCACCTTTTCCTCCAAATCTATGAGATACGTGGGAAACAAGATAAAACCCAGATGCAGGACCATCTGTAGTCGTCTTATTTAGTTCAGGCAATTTCAGATATAATGCCATTCCTGCTGTTACATCTATATTTAAAGGTACTGTAATCTGAATTGATTGAGCATATAAAGAACTAAATCTTGCACTAGCTTGTGCATACATCTCGTTTGGACTTGAATCCTTATTTACACTTAATTCTCCTTTAGAATCCAAGCATCCATAATCAACAGGAGAAAGAATCATCCTTGAATATTTTTCTTTGAAATCTTTTGGTACGTTCTCTATTTCAGCAGATAACGTCATCTGTTTACCAATACTTTTTTCATAACTATATTCCTTAAACTCAGGTTTCTTGGTTACAATATTATAATAATGATTAGCAGTTTTAAATTGACCATTTCGTAACTGTTCCATTATATCATGACTATTACCCATCATAGGTTGATTACTAAAAGTATATGTATTTTTATTAGCATCAACAGAACTCTTATCTATCTGATATATGTACTTAACAGCCTCATCTTTCTTTTCAAGAACTTCAGTAAAAAGTTTATCTACATCTCTAAGAATATACCCTTCTCGTGTTTGAAAAAATAAAAATCCTGCACTACCTGCAGTATCACTATTACCTGCTGACATAGCCTTAGTTGATAACCAAGTACAACAGTGTAAAGGTCTACGATATCCAGCACAAAAAGTATAATCGTTACTTGTTTCCTCAATACTCATCCTATCATCAGGAACTTCTAATTTTTCCTTCAGTATTTTTGAAACGGTTGAAGATAACTTGCCCTTATATTTTTCAAATACTCTTGTAATATGATTATTAAATGCAGTTTTTGTTTCTAAAACTAAAGTATAACCTTCTCTTTTTGCTTCTGCTGTATATTCTATTATATTACTAATATACAATGGTTCTGTTTCATCATCAAATCTGAGAACTTTGCCATCATTTTCAACTTCTATAAAAACTTTATTTCCACTTCTTACAGGAAGTTTATTAAATCTACCATATGCATCAATTATTGATATAGTCATATGGACAGTAGCATCCATTACATCTTCATAATAACTAATCTCATTAACCTGCAATGAAAAATCTAATGGTTTACCTCCTCCATCTGGAGAATGTATACCAAAATTTAATATTTTACTACCTTTGGGCTTAGTACTCATTTTGTTAGTTGCCCAATCATTTTAGAATATTTAGTTGCAGCTTCATATGGATTTGCTTTTACAATCATAACTCCTCCCCCGTTAGATGATCCAACTGGTACTGGTACTGGTACTTGCATTTGTGGAGACCTAGATTTTGTTCCAATCATTATGATAGTGTTACCCCCTTTATTTTTACCTTCTGGAACAACTGTTACAGTTTCCTTTCCATGTAACTCAAGAGGAACAATAGCACCTGAAAGTGGTGCATCTACTTCAAATTCACCACCTTCCTTAAATCCAAGATCACTTAG